ATGATGGAACTGTGCGGCTCATATTTTCTCAACAGCGCTGAAGCTGATCCCATAAATGCTTGCCTCGTCAACAGACCACGCGACGTCATTTGACGCAAGTCTGAACACGCCCCGCGCGTTGGTCAACGTCAATGCCGCTGCTGTTCGATCTTTCCGAAGCGCAGGCCAAATCTCAAGCGCGCCGCTGCCAGATTGATCGACAAGAACCTTATGCAGCGTTGCATCTGCGCCCGCCCCGATCTGGATCATGTCGCCTGCAAGTATCGTGCCAGTCATCGTGACGCTGATCGTGTTGTCTCCAGCGCTGCCAATGACCGTTGCAGATGTTGCCGTCCCGCTGATCTGGCTGCAAGACGTATCGCCGAGTAGGAATGTGCCATATTGCCCGCGCAATGATGTCAGCCACGCTGTCCACTGGCGGGCCTCTGTCAGCTTCATCGGCGGCAGTGTTAAACTAGCCGACCACATCTGGCCTGAGTAAGCGTGGACTTGGCTGGCGAAGGTGAACGGCGAGCGGCTGACGGCCACCGCGTTGGTTGCTTGCAGCTCGATGCTGCGAACGCCTGTGACCGTGGGTAGCGCGAGTGGATAAGTGATCATGCGATTCTCCCATGATTGGCATGGTAGCCGTTACTGTTTTGCGCAGACTTTCGGCTAGATATAGCGTTGCCGAGACATCCGTAGTAACCAACGTATTTCTTCCCTATCCGCACCTTCCAGCCTTTCTGATGCCTGTTGACACCATAAATGCCACTGACGCTGCCCGATCTTAACTTTATGTTTCTTGCGTTTTCCGACCTTGTAACATGTCGGAGATTTGCAATGAGATTGTTGTCACGCTGGCCATCTATGTGGTCTATCTCATTTTCGGGCCATACATTATGTGTCATGAGCCAAGCAACTCTGTGTGCTAGAAGTTCGTGCTTGCTACCATTTATGGTGACCCTGATTCGTCTGTATCCTATCTTCATGCTGGTATCAGCACGCTTGCCGTTTAACACCCTGTAAAAGTAACCGCTAGTCGGTTCATACGAAATATAATTTACAAGCATCTCTTTTGTTGGAACTTTAATAGCCATTAGAATGCCCCTGCATATGATCCGCCGCGTCGGCGAGCATCGAGAACCGCAGCCTTCGATGCCTCAACAATCTTCGGCAGCATTGCGTTGATCTCGGCACGGTTCACGCCGTTGCCAAATGTGTTATTCTGGATGATCGTCACGCCACTGCCACCGCCAGTCTGGTTGTTCGGGACAACATGGCTGTTGCGGCTCGGCACAACCACCTCTGGCCCGCGCTCGCCGACCATGTATGCCTTGCCGCCAGTGACTTGGCCGCCCATCGCACGCACGCCTGTTAGTGCTGACGTTGCTGGAACGGCTGGTCCAAATTTGGCACCAATCGCGTCTGAAATGAACCCAGTGATCTTCTTGACGACGAAGATGCGATACAGGTCTTTGATGATCGCCGAGGCCATAGACTTGAACGCCTCCTTGACCGACTGAGTGCCGTCGACCATTCCCATCATGCCGCTCTCAATTGCGCTGCTGACGGATTCTTGAACAGACTTGAGGCGCTCCATTGCGGGTGTGACTTCTGTGTTTATTGTTTCCGCTAGATTAGTGCCAGAAACTGACGCCCTATCTATTGCAATTGCAATTTCAGTTGCCGCCTGAGGAGTATCGCCATTCGGGTTGAAAACCATCTCCATCGCAGCCTCAGCCTCTGAGGACGCGATCCCCAGTTGCGACAATTCTGCTTCAAGCTGTAATATGGCTCTCCTGTTTGTTCGCATTTGGGTCAACGTACCACCTAACGCAGTGTCTAGAGACTTTACATCGTATGCTGCGTTCGCATAACCAGAAGCGCCCCTTGCCGCGCCATCTGTTGCGTTCGGACCTATGTTTCTCGCAAGTTCGATTGCAGATGCGCGTGTGCGGTCTTGCTGATCCTTCAAGTTCTTCAGGGCTGATACTTGGTCCTGACTGCGCAGCCTTAAAAGCTCCCTCTCTATGCCGACAAGTTGCTTTCTTGCATTAAATTCTATCTCCGAGTTTGCCAGAACAAGCCTTGACGATGAAGTGCTGGCGCTCCCAGATGCAGCCAAAGCCTCGTTATATTTGGTTTGAATACCTAATAGGTCAGAAGCGCTGCCCCTAATCGAACTTAGGCTGACATCATTTAGAGACATAAACTCTCGAGTAGCGACCTTTGATGCCGCGCTTGATCGCTGCACAGCAACGGCAAACGCGGCAAAGATCGCCACACCAGCGCCGACAATAGCCCCGATTGGGCCAAAGATTTGCAACAATTGCGGCATCTGCTGGCCAAACGCCTGCATCTTCGAGGTTCCGTTGGCAACCTGAACAGCGTAGTCGCCGATCTGATAGCCCGCCTGCTGCGCCCCGCCCATCGCGAACTTTCTAAAGTTCTTCTGGGCCGTGGTCACTTGTCCGTTGATCTGCCGCATGTTTGTCGTAGCGCTGGTGATCGCGGCCCCAGCGCGTTGCGTACTCTTGCGTACCTGATTTAGCCCAGTGACCGCGCCTTGTACGTTGGCCGTGACATCAATTCTAATATTGCTCATTGCTTGTCACGCTCCTCGGCGATTTGAAAGTATGCGATCCACTCATTGTACTCGTTAAAACTGATTTCTTCAATCTCCCCGATGGTCTTGCCCAGTCGGTCAGCCAAAGTAATCAGATTGTATCTGAATGGATCGCTCTTTAGTTTTTTACATGATCCTCGGCGGTCTCTGCCGAAAAGATGCCGCCAAACACTTTTGCGATGGTAGATACAGTCTCGTTGAGCAAGATAGACTTGTCCTCAAGCGTGAATACCTTGTCACCCTTTTCGTCTTCACACTTTCCAACAATCATTTCGACCATTGCGCTCATGCTTGGCTCAGAAAGGAAGTTCGGATGCTTGCGCTGAACCTTCTCGATGTCGCGAGCCGATACCTCCGAGAAGTAAAGGCGAAGGGGAGTGTCCCCCTCGCCCCACGCTTCTACGTCGATAAACTCGCGTTGCTTGTCAGCCCGCTTCGCCGCGATGCGTTGTGCTACTGACATAGATTACACCGTAGTCGATGTCAGAGCGCCAGTGCCTTGAACTGAGATAGACATCTCAACCAAACCATCAAAGCTAGAACTGATAGAACGACCAGTAACGATGGCTGCGCCTGTCAGGTAAGTGTCGCCAGTAGCGTCACCCTCTGGGTACATAGCAAGCGTGACTTCAGCGCCGATAGTCAGTGCGCCTTGGCCCGTCGCATCAGTCTCATCCCAGAACACGTCCAGCGAACCGCTGTACGAAGTCAGAGACGATTTGTATGTGCGTGCTGTGTCGCCCATTGTTGTGTCTTCAAGTGTGTCTGCTGTTTCCTCGATTGAGAAAGAGCGGATTTCTGCGATTACGTTAGAACCGACCTTTACGGTTCCCTCGCTTCCAGTATGCGTCGCCATAGGAGCCTCCTTATCTGGCCGTTTTCACGTCGTTTATAGCAGTAATATAGCTCACTGAAAAGGTTAGACGGGCTATCCCAATCGGTTGCTCTGCTTCTGCGTTGAAATCAATGTCAGTGCTTGTTAGCACGACACTCTTCGCGAGACCATTGACGGTGAAGTCATTAGCCACTGCCTCTTCGATCTGAACTGCAATTGCGTCCACATCATCATCTGTTGTCTCCGTAGCGCGAACATATATGTCCACCGCAACGTCGAGATTGCGCATGAGCGTGCGTGCGCCCATTGTCTGCAATGCTGAAGTCTCCGAACCAGTATAAACTGTGATGGCAGGAAGATTAGCGGCTGTCAGCGGGTAAACGCGTGTGGTGTAAACGCGACGTTTGACCAGTGTCGCGCCAGCAGTCACCACTTCAGCGATCCTGTCGCGAATTTGCTTGCGGACGTGAGCCATTATTCTTTCTCCAGCCGAACTTCAGTGACCCCAGTGCCGTCATGCACCCAAGCCCGTATAATATAACTGATGCCAGAAATAACCATAACGTCGGTCTCGGATATATCAGGCACGTCTGATGTGCGGCAAGTCGCACGGGGCTGCTCCTGATGCACCGTAGCAAACCCTCCAGCGTCAACGGGAACCGTTTCGTTGTCGAATATGATGTTGATAACGGTGTCACCAAGGCCGCTCTTGCGCTGATACTGCGCAGAGACGGCAAACTCGTTCAGGTCCATGATTACAGCAAGATCACTCGCAAACGGCAGGGGCATCGGGTTCAACTTCCTTTTCTACTGTCTCTACATATTCAACAGCATAGCCGCGTGCAATTAGCTTGCGGGCAACAAGATCAGGCGCGTTGGCAATAGAGCCAGACTTGTGGCGGTTACCGCCCCACTCAGCCGATTTTGTCATCTTGATCTTCATTGCTTCGACTTTGCTTTGCGAGTTGAAGCGGGAGCAACAGAACGATCAACAGTTTCAACAACTTTCTTCGGAGCGGGCGCAATTGCGACACGACCCATTGCGACCAGTTGATTGGCCTCTGCGTCGGTTGCCTCGATCACGTCTCCAGCGGAGCGTCGTGCGCCAGCCGCGAAGCAAGATTTGAGAACTAGATAATTCATATTTTGACCCTCGTTAGAGGGGCGGGCCGTTAAGCCCGCCCAAGTTAGCATTATACGCCGTCGTTGTTGACTGCGAAGGATACTGCGTGACGTACAGCAACGTCCACTGTCTGAAGCGCAACGATGCGAACAGTGCCAGATGTGGAGGCTGTGTATGGGTCAACAGTCAGGTCCAAGCCGCCGTACATGCCGATCAGCAAGTCAGCAAAGTTGCCGAAGAACAGATCGCCTGCGGTTACTTGGTTGGACACGATAGCACGGTAGCCGTTCATTCCGTCGCCGTTAGCAACGAACAGACCAGAGCCTGCGTCCTTCTGAGTTGTCTTCAGAGCGCCGTACATGGAAGCTGGCAGGATGTATGCCAAGTTGCCCATGAGAGCGTTGTCTTCAGCAACAGCAGTTTCCATCGCAACTACTTCAGCCCAAGTTGGGTTTGCACCAGCAAAAGCAGTCGGAGCGTTGATGCCAGAGGTATTTTTGATACCTGTTGGAGCGCCGCCTGTGCCAGCGCCTTGAAGAGCGCCGTTGTCGATTGCCAATGCAAGTGCAGTTGTCAAATCGTTACGCACAAGAGCTTCGATGTCCAAAGACGACTGCATCATCATCAAACGTGTAACGTCTGTGTATGCGCCGAGTGTCTTTGGTGACAAAGCAACCTGACCGAATGTTGGCTCGCTCTCAGAAGCAGCGCCACCTTCAGTGCTGATCCAAGATGCAGCAGATGCCGAGGACTTGCGTGGGATTTTAACATCGCCAGACAGACCAGAAAGCATTGTTGCACCAGCTTGCATCACGGAGGATGCGTTGCGAAGCACGTCAATGAAATCACCGCCACGATAGTCTTCTGCGACCATTGCGGAGTCATCGGATGTGTTCAAGTCACGCTTGCTCCAGCTACGCATAACGTCAGCAGGAATAAACAGACCTTGTGGGTCAACACCAGCACGCTGGGCTGCGGCTGCGGCTGCTTCGAACTCGAAACGTGCTGCTTCCTGTGCCTTGCGGTCAGTTGGGTTAGCCATTGCACGAACTGCATTCATCAGAGAGAAGCGACGAACTTCTTTCTTAGTCATGCCGATTTCTGCTTCGTCCAGTGGCTTGTTGCCGATCTGGTCGAGAACAGCACCACGGAACTCAGCCAAGCCACGGCCTTCGCCGACAAACTTGTCTGCAAGCTCGCGCACTTGGTGCTTGGAGGCTAGACGATACATTTCTGCGGTTTCTTTGGATGCGCGGGCGGCAGCTTCTGCACGAACCGCTTCAACATCAACTTTGACATCTTCAGTCATAGTTATTTCCTCTTTGAGAGATTGGGGTTTTGGTTGGGCGGGGGTCGTTCCAGCAGATCGTCCTACCCCGACTGTCCTGTCGGCGGGTATGCTCACGACTGATACTTCCATAGGGAGCCAAGATTTAACACGGTAGCTATCCATGCCCTCTTTAGCCATTTTGTTGACTTGATAGCCAACACTGATGTTGGAGCGGATACCGTCCACAACATCATCGAAAACCTCTTTGGCAAGTCCGTTTTTTCCAAACCGAACCGTCGCACGCAGCCTGCGTGTCGAGCCATCAAGGCTAACATTCTCTACCACACCAATTTGCTGGCGCGGGTCATGGTCCAACAAAAGCGGCATACGTCCAGACCGTGCAAAGGCTAGGTCGATGCTCTTTTCGTCGTGATCCAAGATTTCCATTCCGAAGCTGCGCTCGACTGGCTCTTCGCTTGATACAGCGATGCGAACAGTGCGGGTCTCTTCGTCTACAACCTTTGCATCGAAGGACATGCCGCGCATCTTCATCTCAGAACGGTCAAACCGATTTTCTTCTGGCTCGACTGCGGCGATGTCTACTTCAGCGACAGCCCCTTCAATAGCTGCCTCAACTGCAACAATTTCTGCACGCTCTTCTGTGTTTTCCATGTCTGTCACCTCAATGCTTTGCGGCAGTGTAACAGATTCAGTGGTATCTTGCATAGTAGATACGCTTTCTTCAGTCTGATGATCCATCTGAGACCTCCGTTGGGACTGGTTGCTTTTCGCCGAAAGGCTCATATGCCATCTTTAGGCCATATGCCGCTGCGGTCTCTTTGTCGCGCTGGATCGAGGCAAACGTCTCTTCAGCGTCACGGCCATACGTTGCGGCAATGTCGGAATGGCTCATAATACCGTTCTGCAAGCCGACAACGGCAGCGTTGATCTCGCGCATAGGGTCAACCCACTGGAAGCCACGTCCGCGCCACGAAATGTCACGGGTGAACTTCTCGAACTTACCTACGCCAGAGATCGGGATGTAGTTAAAGTCCATGACATGGCCCAACCAGATGCGGAAGAACGGATCAAGGAAGTGGTCGATCATAAAACGGTGCAGCGTGCGGTAGAAGTCACGCTCCTCAAGCGCACCTTGGCGGATCGAGGAATAGCTCGTGCCTTCGAGGTCGTTAGCCAGCGCAGCATAGCTGACACCAAGACCGCCAGCGATCCCGCGCAGGACAGCCTTCTCAAAGTCGGCAAACGCGGATGTCGGGTGCGTCGGATCGAACGCCTTAAAGTCTACACCTGCTGGAAGCTGGTGGAATGTGCCTGCCTCGGCGTCGTATATTGGCGTGTGCGCGTCTTCGTACCCATCAGCAGTGAAACCATCGCCAGCGGGAGACGTGAAGAAGCCCATCTTGGCAGCACCTGTGCGGGCGGCAACAAGTTCAGCCTCACGATAACCGTGCAGCATCTTCATGCTTGCCATCGCAGCAACAGACCACGGAACACCGCGTGTCTGGCCTGCACGCTCCATCTTGTAGATGTGAATGATCTCTTCCGCTGGAACACGCTTATACTTCTTCGCATTCAGCGGGACCATGTAGTCGTAGTCACCCTTGTGGTAATCGAGAACCCAGTAGGCGACAGGGCGCTTGGTGTCTTTGTCTAGCTCGACACCCATGCGGATTTGGTTGCCATCTTTGGTAAGCTCATTCTTCTCATCGTCAACGCGATCAGGCTCGATGATGTTGAGCGAGATGCCGTGACGGAGGTAAGCACCCTTGACCACACGCAGGAAGACCTCGCCATCGCGGGCCACGCCAGTGATGATATGCTCTTCGAGGTCAATCATGGACATTCTGCCGTCGATGGTCGGGCCACCCGTGCGGCAGAATTCTTTCCAAGCGCCTTCGATGATGTTGTTGCCAGCGCGATCCAGAGTGCCTTCGACGTTGCGACCCTTTACTTGCAGGTTGAAGCCAGTCTCGCCGACGACATTTACGCGCAAAAGCTGGAGGTAGCGACGGAAGTATTCGTTGTTGCGCTCTAAGTCACGGCTGCGATTGCGCAGATCAGGAAGCGCCCAACGGATTTCGCTGTCAGCGCTCTTGGATGATGCCTTAAAGTCTGCAAATAGCCGACCTTTGCTTGCGGCCATATAGCTTCTTTTGGCCGTAGGCTTGGGTGTACGGCTGAAAATGTCGAAGATGCCCATTAACTGAACCTCACCTTGATAGTTGACCCAGTTGACTTACCGCGTCTTGCGCGGTCTTTTACGGTGTGGGAAACTACTTCAGCCCTATACTTGTCACGGGCTGACGTAAGCTCCTCAAACGTCATCTTGGAAATTGATCGGCCTGCGATGCTATAGTTTGATACGTCGCTGTCAGCCTTGCCTTCAAGAATAGTCTCGATCTTGGCGATCATGCGCTCCGCGTGGAGGCGCGGGTCTGCTTGGTTATCGTCGAGGTCAACAATTGCGTCAAATGCGCCAGTGTCGAGTACGCGACGGTTGCCAGTAGATGTCTGTGTGATCTCAAGTTGCCAGTGGTACTTGCCTGCCGCAAAGCTAGATGACTCAGAGCTTTCAACGGTAAACAGGTAATAACCATCGACTTCGGTGGCTGGCAGCTTTATTTCGTTAGCGCCGCCGCCTGTGATCCGAGCCACATACTCAGCCGAGTACAGCGAAGGTGGATAATCAACCGCAATATCTGATCGCTTCCACTGGATGAAATCGCCAACTACAACCTGCTCTGGTTCGCCCTCTGGGGCGTTGGTTGGATCGAAGATATTGGCCATTGTTATTTATACCCATGCACAAAGCTGTTTCGTCGCGGCATCGCAGGTCGTCTCGCGGGCGCACCTTCTCTGGGCGATTGTACCCTATTTTGGGCCTGTTGCGCAACCGCTTGTATGTTTACGTTAAGAATGCCCAGCGCAGCCGTTGCATACACCCTGCAATCGAGCGCCTCGTTACGCTGGCGCAGCTTAACCCACTCGGCTCTCGGCCTTCCCTTGAAGTATTTGGTCATCTTCTTCTCGGCTGTCAGCATCCGAAAGAACTCCTCACCTCGGCCCTCTGGGAAGTGGCAGTAACCATCGCCCTCGGATGATATCTTGAGGCGGGCATAAACGACCTCCTTGGTCGTATCGACGCCGACAGGAAACAAATTGATCTTGCCGATGTTGTTCTTCGTTGGCCTGCCCACGATAGGTTTACCCTCGCCGCCAATACCTTTGATCGCAAAGACACGCCTGCCAGCACGCAATCTGCAATAGTTGTAAACCTGCTGCGTGTAGTGACCGCCGCTGTCCACGCATGATGCCCTGATCGTCATTTCGCCATAGAGCGGGTGCGTGTGTATCTTTTGCAGTATCACATCGAGGCGGTTCCAAAGCTCTGCCGTGGACGGATCGCCATAAAGCGCCCCATAGTCAATCGACCAGCTTTCCTCGTTCACTCCCCAGCCGACAATCTCATACTCCAAGCGGTCATCCTGAGTATCAATGCCGCATGTCAAAAGCACGACGCCATCGGGCAGGTCGTCGCCCCAATCCTCTCGGCGATCCATCAAGTCGTGTTCGTCGATCCGCTCGCCTTGTTCTTCCCAAGTTTCGCCCAGAAACGTGTTGACCCACGTCTTCAGCCGCATCGGGTCTTTCTTGGACGCCAGAAAGTCTCTCACGCTGTCCTCAAGCGGCGTCCACGGTGAATACAGGCCAGAAAGGTGGAACCCAGCCGTCTTGCCGTCACCCGTCGCCGTTGCCCGCCATTCGCCAGCCCTGATCGCACGGAAGCGCTTAACATCTGGCCACAAAACGCCGCAATGCTCGCATGTGTATTCCGCCGTTGACGGCTCTTTGTCTTCCCAGCGCACTTGTGACCACTTGAGGTGCTGATGCTCGCCGCAGTCTGGGCATGGCACGAAGTATTTGCGCTTGTCGCTTTCCTCGTATGCTTGCTCGATGCGGGATGCGCCCTTTTCAGTTGGTGTGCTTACCAAGATGATCTTGCGGTTCCAGAAAGTTGCGCTACGGCGCTTGGCCAATCCGACAGGATCGCCCTCAGAGCCAGCAGAGATTGGGTATCTGTCAACCTCATCGCACAGGATGATCCGACACGGGCGAGATGCTAGCGAACTAGGGCTGTTCGCGCCGCAGGCTGTAACATGCCCGCCAGCAAAAACCTTGTGCAGTGTTGTGTTACCACCGTCGCGGGAGCGTGGGTTGCCGATCTTGTCGTACAAGACTGGCGTGTCCCTTATCGCAGGCGCAAGTCTGTCCTTCGACCACGTCTGTGCCATCTCTAGCGTCGGCTGAACGACAAGCATCGGCGCTGGGTCTTGGTGGATATGAAAACCCACGACATTATTTATTAATTCTGTCTTTCCGATCTGCGCACCCGTCATCAGAACAATGTTCTCGATGTTGGGATCGCTCACGCTGTCCATCATGCCGCGCTGATATTCGGCTCGACTTGTTGACCAACGTCCCGCTTCCGCCGAGCTTTCGCTGGAGAGTTGTCGATAGGCATCTGCCCATTCGCTCACGGTCAACTTGGGTGGCGGCTTCAAGGCTTTGCGTACAGCCTGCTGAAGTCGGACCTCAAGTTTCCTCGACTGAGCTTTCTTGACCGTATCCGACCAGTTCATTCAATGCCTCTACAATGTTCGCCTCGATGAGCGCTTGGACTTCCTTCGCCGTCGAACAAGCGTGCGCCTCTGGGGCAACCTTGTTCGGCAAAGCAAGCAGTCTTGTTCGTAGTTTGGTCAATTGCTTCTCGTATTGACCAGCAACCGCCTCGATGTGAACAAGCTCGCCACGGTCAATTGCGTTTTCCATCTCCTTGGCGTCGGCTTGCTCTTTCGCCAGTCTAGCACGCTCGGCCCCAAGTTCTAAGCCACCACTGAACCTGCCAGCGGCTACTTCCCGCAGGTGATCCAAATATTGCTTGGAGACTTCTTCGTAGTTGTATTGCCCCTGCCCTCTGGCCTCGACGACACCCCTTGCCACCAAATCCTTGAATGTGCTGGCGTTTATCCCAAGTTTTGTTGCGATCTCGACCTGTGATGCCATTGGTTCGCCCTATCTATGTATTTGCCCAATATATACAAATAACATTGCACAGCAAGCCGCAGCTTGTCGTCTCTCCCTTTAGAACACTTCTAACACTAAAAATCATATGCGCTCTCCGCGTACC